TTGTTTGCTTGTTTGTCCGTAACAGTTCGAGACAACGAAAAAATAAAATCAGCAACAAAACATTTATTAAAAGCTTCACTGATTGCTTCCATTGTAATAACCTCGGCGTTAAGACCCCCACGATTGGTTTGAGAAGCAGTCCATACTGGCATTTCATAAATTTGAGCCAGCGCACGTAGACTTTCATATGTCTCCTCTAGTTCGTGTCTTTTTTCTCCTGTTGACCTCGATGGTCGTAGAAGATCTGCATAATCAACTAAGATCATATCAGGCTTTGTACCTCGTTTAATCAGTCTGTCAACATGTCCACGGATTGTTTGAACAGAAGCTGATTTGGTTGGGTATTCTTTAATAATTAGTGACCCTTCAATATCTTGAATCATGTCAATAATTAAATCTTGATTATCACGAAGATCATTTAGTGGAACTTTTGTCATCGCACTGTCAAAACGACCTCCGACAACAGTATCTTTGAGTTCCAAGGTGTAATATACAACAGTTTTACCTTGCTTGAGAGCCTCGGCTGCAAGATGAACAAGAACCATTGATTTACCAGCACCAGTTGGTGCAATAACAACACCCAATTCGTTCTTTCCTAGGCCGCCCTTTACAATATCATCTATTCTGGGCCAGCCTGTACTGATTGGCGCACGATTGATTCTTTCAAATCTACGTAGGGCATCTTTAAGATAATCATGTCCAAAATTATTGTCAGTACCAAGTTTCATTGCATTCTCGATAACTTTTTGAATGTCATCAAAAGATGAAGACTTCAGGAGCTTAACAGACTCCATCATAGCCCCTTTTAAAACTTGTTTTCGGCAAAAGTCAATCGCTTTATCTTTGATATAATCAGCGCCCTCTACCCCATCAGATTTATAAATTTTAGCGTAGTAATTACGCACCTGATCTGCCACTACCTTATCTTGGTGTGCCAATCCTGATTTGATCTCTGTCATCATTATTTCATGATTTGGATGACTACGATATTTTTTTCTATAATTTAATAACGTCTCGGTAAAAACTTGTAGATATCTAAGCTCAAAAAAGCTAATGTCAACAACCTCAGATAACTGATCGCAAAAAGGGCGGTCCTCTAGCATGAGTTGACATAAATTTTCTTGAAACGACTTACCGAAACGTAAAAACGTTTCTTTCTCGTCCAACATTATTCCTCCAGTGTGTTGTGTCTTTTAATTATAACTTGTTTTTTTGAAAAGTCAAGTTCTTTTAATATTTTTCAGCGCCCTATTGAGATTGTCAAAGTTTAAATGTGAAACATCATCTTCAAATCTCATCTTCAAAAAGGTCATTTTGTTATATATTGGCTCAAAGTTGTTGATAATATAATCCAGATGCATTCTAGATTGAATGGATATATTCGGATGCTTAAGTTGCATTATTTGATAATTATTTTTTATACGAGAATCCAACTTGATAATGTTTTCATGTAGTTTGAGCTTTTTTGCAGACATGTGACAGTTTTTAATAATTGTGTCACAGTCATACTCCTCTTCATTAACCAAGAATGGGAAACGCTTTGCAACTGTTTTAATCCCAGCACCAGGCACACCTTCCAAGTTATCTGACTTGTCTCCAACAATTGAACGAGCAAGGGCAAAATTATTGGGATGAATTTTAAACTCGCTAACAATGTCTTGTTCGCAAACCAAACGGTCCTGAATCGGTCTGTAAACACATGTATTTTTTGAGCAAAGCTGGAAGAAGTCCTTATCTGATGAGACAATAATTTTGCGCCATCCGTCATAGTAAATGTGCCGTGCTGCAAAAGCAATAACATCATCTGCTTCGACAAAGTCGACAACCATTTGAATGATAGGCATTTCATTTACATACTCCATAAGTCTTAAAAGCTGATATGCTTTATTTTCTTCCTGTTTTTCTGGTGGTAGCTCTATCAGTCTCCTGTTAAATCTGATTGGTGCCCTACCTTTTTTATATTCTTTGTTTAACTGTTTTCTTTTTTGTGAACCTCCGTGTCCATCCCAACATACGATTATCTCATCTGGATTAAATTTATTGGTAATTTTCTGTAATGACTTCAAAAAACCAATGCAACCACCTATTGGATTACCGTGCTTATCAAGAGTTGGATTCACAATATACGACCTGATAAACATATTCAGGCCATCTATCAACATTACTGTTTTCATTTCTCCCTCCTTGTTTATAATATAACACGATCATAAATTTTGTCAAGTATAAACAACAAAAAAAAAGCCCCCAAGGCGAAAACCATGGGGGGTTGCAGGAATGTTTCCTTGCAAAATATGTGAGCTGTCGGTTCTAACAGACTTATAGTTTATTCTGCTATAAGCTGGGTCGGCATATCCAGACCCTCTGTTATCACATTCAAGCCGTTTTATAAATCATCAGTAGATGATTCTTCATCAACACCAAAGTTTTTTCCTTCAGAATCGAATTTTTTAATGATCTCTTCGTCCATAATGTCAAAGACAGTTTGTTTGAACGATGAATCTTGAAGCTTTGTGGTCCAATTGGATGACCTAAACTTCGTCTCATTGCCTTGCGAGTCTTTCAGATAACACCAACCACCGCCAACTCGGTATCGATCAGTGCCAGAGGCCTTAATGGCTTCTAGCCAGGATTCTTCATCCTGTATCTTTACTTCGTCACCCCAAAGAATCTTGAAGCCACAAGTACGACCCTCAGAACCAAATCTAGATTTCTCAATCTTGACTTTAACCTCAGAGCCTTTTCTCACACCTGTCTCGTCAGTAACATAAGCAGCTTTCGCCTTTCGTTTGGTGAGCCAGATTCGCAATGAAGAGAAATATTCAATAGCCTTACCACCAGGGGCAATATACGGAGTTGTCATAGCCTCGGCAACATTTGAAGTAATGTTGGTCTTCAGCTGATTGATCAACAACAGAGTACACTGTTGGTTTGCCAGGGGCACGGTAAGTTTCGGAAAAGCACGAGCAAAAATGCGAGGCTTTACCGCCATTGAACTTTGAGGGTTGAAATTACCCTCTAGCTCTTTCTCGGAGCTAGTTGCTGCAATTGAATCCCAGATAAATAAGAACTGATTGTCAGGATAATCTTTCATCAGCATCTCAATTGTTTCCAATGTTTTTTCTACAGACACAGCCTGAACATACATAAAATTTTCATTTACGTTTATTCCTGCTTGCTCCAAGAACATTGGGTCAATCGCCGACTCAGCATCAAAGTACACAACAAAGTGTTCCATGTGCTGAGCGTTTGCAGCAATTTGACAAGCCATATAAGACTTGCCGGCAGAGGATAGACCAGCTATTTCAATGATCTTGCCCACTGGTATCCCAGCAAGCTTTCCTCTGCATGTGATTGAATCCAGCCAACGAGAGCCGGTAGGGATCCATTCTTTTACTTCAGTAGGATTGTCTTCATTAAGGTCATGCGCAACATCCAAACCAACAGATTTGTTGATTCTTTTCTTCATTGCTTTAAGATCGATTTTTCCAGTTTTCATTTGCAATACATTACCCAATTAGGACCCCTCTTCTTCTGATTCTTCGGTTTCTTCAGCTGCACTTGTATCTTCAGCTTCAGTTTCCTCGGTTTCTTCGGTTTCTTCAACTACTTCCTCTACTGGTTCAGCAGTTTCTTCTTCTTTCTCGCCACAGGCAAGAAGAGTTGTCATCATAATTATATATTTCATTTTTATTTATCCTTTTTATTAAAAAATGTGCCATCCCTTTTTTTCAACCTAGGGCGGATGGCTCTCCCTAACACAACACAGGAGGACTATAACTTATTCATCATTTTTCATGAAATTCTTAAAGGCCTCGTCGATTCCCGAACTCTTCTGGGCATACTTTGTGGACTCACTTGAGCGACTTTCGGAGGACGAATCGGAGGACAGGTAGTCATCAAGGATACTTTGGATATCGGTGCTGGTCTTTCGATCGAAAAGAGTCTCGATGTCCGGAACAGAATCCAACAGCGCTGCACAATCTGCAACAGCTTCATCACACAGTACGCTCGGTCGTCGACGAGGTTTCAAGGTGGTCTTAGGGAAAGAACCAGGAGTTCCTGGAATATGATAGTTAAGAACTACATCAGTACCAGTCTCTGGGTCTGTAATATCACCGTAATCCGGATCAAGAACATAGCCTAGAATATTTTCATAGGCAGTCTTACCATAAGACCAAATTTTTACACCCTCGGCTTCTTTTCCACGAACGATAATAGGTGAATAATAACGTTTACGAACAAAGAGCTTTTTAGCTTCTTGCTTAAGTGTAGCATCATCATTCTCTACACCGTCACGCCACAGTTTTGATGCGAAATCGCAGATCGCGCATTCTTCACCATGATTTTTCTTTGGACATAAGATCCCAGGGTTTTTGCCAACATTATAATGAAAATGAAATTCTTTGAAAGGGTCTCCATCTTCTGTAGGAAGGATTCGAATTGCTTGATCACCTTCAGATGGTCGCCAACGAAAGTCATTCTTTTTGTTGGTAGAAGTGCCGTTTTTAGATGCATTTAGTTTGGCACGCATCGCTTCTAGATTAATAGCCATAGTTGTCTCCTTTTGTATGGTATTTTTT